GGTCACAAAAGCTTTAGCTAGAATAGTTAAGGAAATCAGGGACGGTAAAGAAGTTAAGCCTCTCGAAATTGGAAACCTCGACGCTAAAAGAGATTGGTCTGATGCTGAAGATTTTGTAGCTGGAATTTGGTTAATGCTTAATCAAGAAAAACCAAAAGAATATGTATTAGCTTCAGGGGAAACACATACTATTCGTGAATTTGTTGAGTCTGCATTTGGCTTTGGAGGATTTAATCCAGATGAATGTTATTGGGAAGGTGAAGGCTCAGACTCTAAATATTATCACCGCGATCAAATGCTTGTTAAAATAAATCCAAAATATTATAGACCAGCTGAAGTTAATTTGCTACTTGGTGACCCAAGCTTCGCTGAAAAAGAAATGGGTTGGGTTAGGAAAACAGACTTTTATGGTTTGGTAAAGAAAATGGTTGACAATGATATAAGTTTGCTTTAAGATAACCTCATGCCTAGAGGTAAAAAGCTTTGTCCTTCATGCAATAATTTTTTAGGTGTAAGATCGAGCTCTTGTGTTTGTGGTCATTTTTTTAAAATCAAAAAATCCGCAAAAAAGCCTAATAAACTTAAAATTCTTTCTAGGTTGGTTAACATACCTGACAAAAATAAGAGAGTCTTTTATTTGAAAGAATTTAAACTAATGAAGATTCTCGCTGAGAGATACTCTCTTGAGTTTGTTTCTGTTATAGATTTTGGCAAAAAATTTGATTCGCTAGCTTATCTAGTTAGTCCAAAACTCAAAGACACCCTAGATCAAAAATGGAGGGCTTTTAATTACAAGGTTGACAAAAGTAAATATATTGAATATAATATAGGAGAGAAGTTTGGTATGGATAAAATAATAGAGAAAAAAAACAAAAACACAAAAGATTTTTTAAATGAGTAAAACAATAAAAAAAGAAGAAGAAGAAGAATCAATAAACCTTCTTGGCAAGTTCCTTAAAAGCAATAAAGAGGATCATTATAATTTTGAAGACGATACAGATTATAAAATCTCTAGTGGGTCTTTGCAGTTTGACTTGCAGCTAGGAGGTGGCTTCGGTCCAGGTTTACATAGGTTTACAGGAATGAATGAAGGGGGCAAAACATCAGAAGCTCTTGAGGTTATGAAAAACTTCCTTATTTCTAACCGCAATTCAAAAGGTGTTTACATTAAAGCCGAAGGTAGGCTTTCTCCAGAAATGAGAAAAAGGTCTGGGATTAGATTTGTTTTCAAGGCGGAAGACTGGCTTGATGGAACATGTTTTGTTTTTGAGTCTAATATTTATGAAACATGCGTTGATTTAATGAGAAAACTTATTATAGAGAATGAAGAAAAAGTTAAATATTGTTTTGCTCTTGATTCTGTTGATGGATTAATTCTTAAAAATGATGTCGATAAAGGCTTTGAAGATTCCGCAAAGATTGCTGGTGGAGCCGTCATTGCGGGAGCGTTTATGAAGAAAATGTCTATAGCATTAGCAAAACGAGGTCACATGGCTATCTTTATTTCTCAGGTTAGGGCTGACATTAAACTAGATCCATACAGCAAAGCTCCAATTAGACAAACTACAGCCACTGGAGGTAACGCCCTGTTACACTTTGCTAATTGGATCATTGAGTTTGAACCAAGGTTTAATAAAGATATTATTTTGCAAAACCCCTCTGTTAAAAAAATGGATGCTCAAACAAATCCATCTATTGGTCATTTTGCGCAAGTTACAATCAAAAAATCCCCAAACGAGAAAACCAATACCAAAGTTAGTTACCCTATTAGGTATGGAAGGAGCGGCGGAAACTCTATATGGATTGAAAAAGAAATTGTTGACCTGCTTTATGCTTGGGAGTTTGTCAAAAAAAGCGGTTCTTGGTATAATACTACGGAAGAATTTAAAGATTTACTTTCTGAAAACAAACTTGAATTCCCAGAAAAACTTCAAGGAGAAAGTAACGTTTTTAAAACAATCGAAGACAACCCAAGGCTTTCTAAATTTTTAGTATCTTATTTTAAAAATGCTATTGGCGAACTTACATGAAATTTTTAGATCCATATGGGAAACCAAGGAATTTAAAAAACGCTAAAAAATATCTTATTAATTGGGGGACTAATAGTAGAAGCAAATTCCAAAAAAATGTAAAAGACTTTTTGGTAGATTATTGGAAGAACGATATTGTTTTTGAAGAGTTTAGAATTGTTGGGACAAGACTATCTTTGGATTTTTATAATGCTAACAAAAAAATAGCAGTAGAAGTACAAGGGGGTCAACATATTAAATACGTTAAACACTTTCACAAAACAAAACTTCAATATTTAGAACAATTAAAAAGGGACCAAAAGAAACTTGACTTCTGTCAGTTTAATGGTATAAAGTTGGTAGAGATATATCCCAAAGACGTAATAACCGCATCTCTGTTTGAAGATCAAGATATATATTTATGAAAGAAAAAGAAGAAGAAGAATTAGAATTTTCAATACCAGAAAACTTTATCCAACAGCTTTATGAATTTAGTGGTAGCGCTGATAAATATAAGGGTATTATATTAGCCCTTTGTTCTGAGCGCGGAGAACCTACAATTTATTCAAAGTATGGCTCTACCATCGTTGAGATTGGATTAAAAAGCGTTTTATCTAACTTCGTCTCTAGAAAAACCGATATCATTGAAAGTAAGTAAAACATGATTTATAACTTAGAACTAGAAAAGCAGTTATTAGCAGCTTTAATTAAAGAACCAGATTTGTTTTGTGAGATAGCAAATTTTATAGATCACGATGATTTTTATTCAGAAGAATCAAACCTTCATAAGACGGTTTTTACCTTAATAAAACAAGCGATTCAAAGTGGCGAAGAGATTGACGAGGTTATTATTGCGCAAAGAATATCTTCTATAGGTTTGTCTTTTGAAGACAACTTAAATCCAGCAGATTATATAAAATCTCTTGCTTTAAGAAAAGTCCCTAAAGGAAATCTTATCAAAACCGCAAAAGAGCTTAAAAAAGTTTCAGTTAGAAGAGGCATATATAAGGCCGCTCAAGACATGGCTAGACAGATGAAAAACGTTTCGCCAGAAACTACTTATCACGAAATAATTGAAAAGGCTGATCATGTATATAACTCAAGGATTAATTTATATGAAGTGGGCGAAGATTCTCCAGTTAATATATATGATGAGATGGAAGATGTTATTGAGGAGAGGGGCAATAATCCAATAAGCGAATTTGGCATGATGGGCCCCCATCCAAAGGTAAATGAAATGTATGGTTCTATTCTAAGGCCTGGGAACATAACTGTCGTAGTCGCTAGGTCTGGAGTTGGTAAAACACAATTCTGTATGCATTACGCCACTAAAGTTAGCGCTCAATACGACGTTCCAGTTCTACATTTTGATAATGGAGAAATGAGCAAAGAGGAACTCATCATGAGACAGTGTGCTTCTATATCTGGAGTCTCTTCTCATTTATTGGAAAGTGGTGAATGGAGGCAAGCTGGTGAAGAAGTGGTTAGAAAAGTTAGAGAGACTTGGGACAAGGTAAAAAACCTTAAGTTTTACTATTATAATGTTGGGGGTATGGATGTCGACTCAATGGTTAACACATTAAAAAGGTTTTATTTTTCTAAAGTAGGAAGAGGTAATCGTATGATACTTTCGTTCGACTATATAAAAACCACTAGTGAATCTTCTGCCAATAAAAACGAATGGCAAATTGTCGGAGAGATGGTAGATAAATTTAAAAAATGCGTTCAAAAAGAAATACTTCACGACGGGTTGCCCATTATATCTATGATTACTTCTGTACAATCCAACAGGTACGGAATAACAAATAACAGGAATGCACAAAACATTGTTGACGATGAGAGTATTGTTTCTTTGTCTGACAGAATTATTCAGTTCTGTTCTCATATGTTTATTCTTAGAAACAAGACTGCCGACGAGATAGAGATTGAAGGGGGAGGTTTCGGTACACATAAATTCATCAATATTAAATCGAGGCATCTAGGTAAAGACGTTTCTGGCGCTCTTGACCCAGTTCAAATAGGTGACACGCTAAGAAAAAACTTTGTCAATCTTGAGTTCAAAAATTTCAATATTACTGAGTGCGGAGATTTAAGAGATATAGCCAGATCAATTGATGGCGGCGCTAATATAGATACATCAGAACCAGATTCGCTTCCAAACTTTAATAATGTCTGATATGTTTAAACAAGTACTTCAAGAAATTGGATACACACTTGTTGATTGCGGCGATCACTGGAGGACCAATGCCTTATACAGGGACGGAGATAATCGCACAGCAATTCAGATATATAAAAATACTGGAGTATGGACTGATTATATAAAAAGCGAAGGATACAGGCCTTTAAAAAGCCTAATAGAGCTTACTTTAAAAGGTGAACCTAACAAAATCAAATCTATACTTAAATCTTTAGATGCAAAGCCAGACGAGATATCTGAATACAAACCCAAAGCATTAATAGAAATGGAAAAAACTTACGACAACAGTATTTTGGATAAACTATTTCCAAATTATAATTTCTATTCGAAAAGAGGGATATCAGAACAAACCCAAAGAGACTTTAAGGTTGGTTTAGCTGGGGGAGGAAACATGTATAGAAGAATGGTATTTCCTATATATAATGGGCACTCTCAAATTGTTGGTTTTTCTGGAAGAAGGGTTGACGATAATGATTTTTCAAAATGGAAACACATAGGCAAAAAAAATAATTGGATTTACCCTAGTTTTTTACCAAACAAAGACAATATTGACTCTATTATTCATTTAAAAAAATCAGTCTATTTAACTGAGAGCATTGGAGATGCTATGGCTTTGTATGACCAAGGAATAAAAAACGTAGTTGTTATATTCGGCTTGTCAGCAAGCCCTGCTGTTATCTCTTATTTGTCTGGTATAAACCTAACTAAAATCATTATAGCTGGCAATAACGATACAGGCTCCAAAGAAAACAGGGGGTTAATGGGTTCTATTAAAAATTATTTAAAACTCTCTCGTTATTTTGATCTTGATGTTCTATCTATTAAACTCCCACCAAATGGTCATAATGATATAGGCGATGCTCATGAGAACTCTTGTGATCTTGTTGCTTGGTCTAAAGAAGTTACCGACCGTGAAAAACAAAGGCAATTTATTTCTGAATTTGTCGTAAAGCAAAGCCAAAAATTTTCAAAATCAGATATAAAGAAAGCGAGAACATTAAATGAGTGAACCACAAACCCCGCTATCTGCAAGTAGAATCAAAACTGCCGAGAGTTGTTCTTGGTTGTATTGGACGAAGTACAAACTTAAACTTCCAGACAGAAGTAATGATGGAGCGAGAAGAGGTTCTATTTGCCATTTGATATTTGAACTTCTAGGCGAAAAAAACAGGAGGCATTATTTTGATGAAATAATTAGAACACTTGACATCTTTAGTGTCCCATCAATCAAAAGGCTCATGTTTAAACATGCGATAAAAGAGGGTATTGATGATGAAGATAACATTAGAATGATGAAAGAGATGACTCTTAATGGTTTGATGTATGATTTTTTTGGTGACAAAGAAGGAGAACCAACCGAAGAGCATTCTGAAAAAGATTTTCATATTGTTGTAAACGACGGTGTCGTTAAATATAAAATTAGAGGTTTTATTGATAAACTATTTCTTTATAAAGATAAAAACTTTGCATTAATTAGGGATTTTAAAACCAGCAAGGAGACCTTTAAAGGTAAAGATGCAGAAGACAATATGCAGGATCTTATGTATAGCTTGGCGGTAAAGCACATGTTCCCAGAGTACGAAACAAAACAAAGCGAATTTTTGTTTCTTAAGTTTGACTTAATTCCAGATATTAAAAAAAGTGGAGTGATAAGAATGGAGCCTCTTGACGAGCATGACCTTCATGGTTTTGAACATCATCTTACAGAGATGCAACACTATCTAGACAACTTTACAGAAGGCATGGCAACAAAAAACATGGCCGCATATAAGGGCTTTCCTAGCGACGGTTCTTTTAGCTGTAAGCTTTTGTGTGGTTTTGCCAAAGAAAAAGGTCAGCTTAAAAAAGACGGGACCCCTATGTGGCACTGTGGTATGAAATTTGATTTCTTTTATTATGAGATTAAAGACTCTGAAGGTAATTTTCATAAATCTTGTTTTGATGATGAGTTTTCTGAAGATATGATCCCAGATGGAGGCTCTTATGAACTAAAACACTACGCTGGGTGTCCTGCTCATAGATAATACTAAACATTGTTCTTGACGTATCATATATTTTTGGTATCATTGTGTTGTGATGAAACCCATTTTTAAGTCTACATATTCAATAGGTAAAAGCATACTAACTATTGATAGCATTATTCAGATATGTAAGGATAAAAATTTTAAATCTTTAACTTTAGTTG